TCGACCTGTACAACGTGCTAAGCGCGGTCGTTACCGGCGAGGATGGCATGGCCGATCGGTCGGCCAAGATTGATGCGTTCCGGTCGGGCAAGCTGCGCGCCTTGATCAACGTCAATGTTTTGACAACCGGATTTAACGTCAAGCATGTTGACCTAGTTGCCCTAGTGCGCGCAACCGCCAGCCCCGGCCTATACGTGCAGGCAGTGGGCCGAGGCACGCGGACGGCAGATGGTAAGGCCGACTGCATTCTCCTCGACTACGGGGCAAATGTGGAACGGCACGGGCTGCTCGATCAGGTCAACCCGAAAGCCAAGTCCACCGGCGAGGGTGCGGCGCCGGTCAAGAAATGCCCGGACTGCGAAACTCATAACCCGATAGCCGCGCTGGTCTGCCTGCAATGCGGGTATCAGTTCCCGCCGCGCGAACTCAACCACGGCACCAATGCCTACAAGGGAGCCGTTACATCTAACCAGGTCGAGAGCACATGGGTAAACGTTGATCACGTTAGCTATTCAAAACACAAAAAGGCGGACAAGCCCGGCAAGCTCGGCAGCATTCTGCTCCAGCAGCTCCTTGACGTGGCTCAATATCAGAATGCGGGTACCGGGATACGAACAAGCGTCCTTAACCAGATGGGCTATGATCAGGCTTTTGCCGGCACCCGTTGGGGCAACAATGATCGGATGATTGCCGCGCTTTTGCGCCCAATAGTCATACAGCCCGTCTATGGCCGCGCGCTGGTAGGGCCTAAGCTCAAGCATCTGACAAAGGCCTATCTCGTTTGGAGTAAAATTTCGCCGCGTGGATTGCATCCCGCTCGCTTGGCGTGCCGATGCCAGTCGCTATGGCATAGTGCGCCGCGCAATAGGATTTGCCATCAACCGCCTCGCAGCCGCAAAATAGATATGGGGCATCCTGCCCTATCGGCCATTTGCATTGGCCTGGCATGAGATCAACCAGGCTGACCGGCTCACGCCCTGCTATGGCGTTCCACCTCCCCTTAACAAGCACGGTTTTGACGCCTGCATCGATCGGGATGTGCTTTGGCTGTGGCGTGGCGACTGTCTTAGGCTTTGGGCCGCGCTGGCGGTTAAGGCTGCCGTCGGTCACGTCAATCTGACTGCGGGCAGGGTATCGGCTGTTGTGGACTTTGCCGAGGATCGAGTTGCCGGTGCGGTTGAGGATTTTGCCGATCTCTGGCGCGGTTTTGTCGCTATTGGTCCATAGGTCGAGCAAGATTGCCAGTTCATCGGCAGACCATTTGCGCGCCTTCAAAACGGGTGGGCTTGGAAGGTTTCGACGCATTAGCGCGCTCCCATCGCTTTGAGTGCGGATCGAGCGCCTCGAGCGGCCTTGGTTATGATTGCCCTCCGCCGCGCATCAGGGTGCTCTTCCCACATTAGATGTTCCGGCATGAGCGATGCGGTCACAAGCTTCTTTTGCGAATGCGGCTTGTACCCATCGGGCCGCAACATTTTCATGGTGCTAACCTTGGTCCGAACCTGATTGTAGCTTTTGTCTGGGAAGTGTTGCGGAATGTCGCAGAACGGGATGCCGCGTTGATATAGCTCGCGTAGCCTCTCGGTGTCCGCATCGCTCCAAACGTCGTATGTCTTGCCCATGGTTATAAATTAGTGCCTTTCCTCATCTCCACTCCCTCTTTTCATTCCTTACGATTTCACCATCGCTGTTGACGTATTCGACCCATCCCTCGCCGGCATCGTGTACCTCCATGTTAATCAACGCCGGGTTAAACACGTGTCGATCGCAGCCTAGCTGTTGCGTGGCAATGTCCAAACTTATCCCACGCGCCGCACAGCTCCATGTCCCATCCCGTTCAGCCGTCGAATGCGCGCACGTTCGGCAGTTGGTTTCCGGCAGCTTGTCCCTGTGACAGATCGCGGCGAACTCGCAGAACTTGCACTCATACCAATCCTCGCTTTCCGCCAGCTTGACAAGGGGCTTTTCAGCAAAAACAATCCGTTCTGCCTTGTCGATCAGATCCGATGCCGACCCATCCGGCTGAACGATTTCGGCATATATATCGTCGGTGTTTTTGTTGACCGCCATAAACAGACAGCGACCAATCCCGCTCATATGCATTCCGACCTGGACCTGCGCCCAATAGACCGGCTTGGCCTTCTTCAAGCCATTCTGCGCCATCAGCTTGAACGCCTTATCGTTCATCGTTTTGAACTCAAGCGTCATCACGTCCGGCTGGTCTGGCATGTCGCATACGCCATCGAGGCTCAACCCGAAGTGCCCGCCGAACCGTTCAAACCGCCACTGCTGGCCGGTTGCCTCATCGCGCTCATATACGGTCGCGCCGACCCGGCGCAAATCCTCCACTAACCGCACCTCCTCGCGATGGCCGGTGTCAAACAGGCGCAGCAGCCGCCCATCAAACGTTGCGTGATCCGCCCAATGGAATTGATACCACAAGGCGCGCTCGCAACTGTTCCCGATCTGGCTAGCTCCCAGGTGCGGGCGGTGCGGATAGCCGCGTAGAGCTTGATAGCTGCGGTATATTTCTTCGATCAATTGCATGGTGTGTTACCGGCTCTAAGACAAGCATCCTTGCCTTACGATATGGCTAAGGCAAGGATGCTGACCTAGGTTTGCCTTACCTCTTCCAGGGCGGGGTCGATGTTGCCTTGGGCGCAGGAGCCGGCGCAGCTTGGCCATCGAGCGCCGCGTACTCGTTGATGCGGTTGCTTGCCTCGTACCCATCGCGCGCCGGCTTGATCGCAACCTTCACCATCAGCGGCTTGTCACACAGATCGCTCAATGCGCGCGGGGTCGGCGTATGGATCGCCCGGCACAACGAGCCAAGCTGGCGGGTCGCAATGTCCTTGGCCGTCTGGTTCTCGTTGTCGGTGTTGAGGTTTTCGAAGATGCGCCGACCGGCATACTCACCCTCGATCACCTCGATCTCAAGCCGGATGTAGCTGCCCGTCTGTGCCTTTGTCGGGCGCTCTTCGGCTTGGGCGATAACCACCTTGTACCAGTTCGCCGGGATCGGCTCGAAGCTCTTTGGCGGTTCGATGTTGCGGGCGTCGAAATTTGCGAAGTCCATTGGGACAGTCCTTACTTTGCTGCGAATTGTTCGAACGGATTTCCGGCGGTAAAGCTGAAATCCAAGGGGCCGGTGATGTTGAAGCGGTTTTTCGTGGTGCTGCTCGCTTGTGGGAAACAGATAATCTCGCGATCGCCTGTCGAGATGGCTCGCTTGCGTTCGCCGTCGCCACGAACAAACGTCTTGAGCCGGATTTGCGCAACCAGGTCTACGTTGTCGGTGTAGTGCGGCAGCGATTTCTTATGCATTCGGATGGTATACCGGGCATAGGCGTCCATGTCCGGCAGTTCCAGCGTTTCCGTATCGCTGTGGGCAATGAAGATCACGTTCATCCCGCGATCGTAGGCCAGCGAACCAGCCCATTCGCGCACCATCCGATGCCGCTCAGCCGATGCGCCATATCCCGCACCATAACCGCCATTCGCTTGTGCAATGCTCTTGGCCTTCGGATCTGCCTCGACGATTTCATGGTCAATCATGGTCGCGAGTTGCGTGATCGAATCGAGCACTACGGTCTTGTACCCGTGATCTTGTCGCGCCAGTGCCTCGATGGCGTCGAGCACGTCTTGGCTGCTAGTCGCAATCGGGAACAATGCGACATCTTCATTGCCCGCTAGCGAGGCGGTGCCGTCCTCCGTGCGGATGAAAACCGGCTTCGGAAACATCGCCGCGAGCGTTGTCTTGCCCATGCCGCCTTCACCGAACACGGTCGCAATGATGGGCCGCTGCCCGGTCGGTTTGCTCAGTGTGTTGAGATCAATCGCCATTCTGGGTCTCCAGCTTCATAGCCGTATGCTCAATGTTGTCCGCAAGATCACGCAGCAGCTTTACAGTTTGAGCGTATCCGTAAACTTGTAGCGCATCAGAAGCTGTTATCGACATCATGTAGGACGGCATCTTATTAATCCACTCTTTCGGAATAACATCCAGCATCACAGTCGCCAACATCAGGTTTATATCCGTTTTTCTCATTCCACCTTTACTCCCGTTTTTTGTACCTTCACTCCCAGCTTGCCCGGCTTGGTTTCAAACGCGCGGGCGATCTTGCTCCAGATTTCCGGCTCATTATGCTGGACGTACTTAA